TCATGGCCGTGATCATTCTCTGCCTGGCCGTGTTCTATGCGGACTCCGGCGGCGCTCTCGTCCGGGGGCTGACTCTCGGTCTGATCGCCTCGCGCACGGCTGCGATGACCCGCTACGCGGGCCTGATCGGGAAGCGGCGGCCGGTGAACACCTGGGCGCGCATGTCGGTGCTGATCTTCTGGACACTGGCCGAGGTCGCTCTCGCCGTCCTCGTTCTGGTCTTCGCCTGGTAGGGAGCGTCATGACGATCACACAAGGGGTCAAGCGCAAGGACTACGCGCGCAACATCCGGGCCAGGGTCCAGAAGGGCTGCGTCTGGTGCGGCACCGAGGTACCGGCGCCCGTGACCATAGCCTCGTACTGCTCGGATCTCTGCGTCAGGCTCGATCACGAGGGGATCGATGATCTTCCTCCGATCATCCCGCTGAGCACCGGCAAAGCCATGTCGGCGAGGCCTTGGATGTCCTACGAGGATCGGCTCAGGAACGGGAGGACCAACTGATGAGCTGGAAGCACGAGACGACCGTGGACGGCCACTTCGTACGCGTCACCGGCCGCCGGAGGGCGACCGGGATCAGGTATTTCTACGTGCAGGCCGAGGTCTGGGAAGGTCCGGAACCCGCAGGCGCTCCTCTGGGAGCCTGGGAGCTTCCGGCTGAACTGAGGTGCACGCCCGACGTAGCGGCCAGCCTGGCGGTGCGCCAGACCGACTGGTGCACGAAGCCTGAAGCAGTCGACCGGCGGCTGGAGCTGTGGGACTACGAGGACCCGGAGTGTGATCACACTCCGGTGACCTTCGTGCTCCAGCGGGTCCGCCGCGACGGCCGGAGGGAACTTCTGTCCGGCCGTGATGCCCGGGGAAAGATCAACATCCTCCGGAAGGCGGTCGAGCACGGAGTTGACCAGCCTGTCTGGCTGAAGATCCATCAGGGCCGTGCGGGGGTCGAGGTCAACAACCGGTCTCCGGTCGTGTCCATGATCTTCACTGTCGGCCGTATCGACAAGATCACGATCACCCCGGTGTACGTGATCGTCGAAGAGATCCTCGCGGCTGAACAGATCATCACGGCCGCCGAGATCATCGAGGAGAAAGAAGATCGGTCATGAGCAAGATCACTGGGTCCGAAAGACATCACTGGCACGACACCCAGGGCCGTCACCGGATGCCGGACCCGAGGACGTTCAACGGGGGCAACTACCCGGAGCGCTTCTGGGACTCCGATGATCGCGCGTACGTGGAGCACCTCCGGCAGCACGAGAGGGAAGATGAGATCCCCCAGCCGGGCGAGACGGACTCCGCGACGATCAGAACCCTCTTCGAGTCGATCCAGGTAGCCGAGAAGACGATCAGCGCCACCCGGCAACTGATCATCATTCTCCGGAGAGCGGCTGAGTGATCCCGGCACGAAAAGGCCCCCGCGACGTCGCGGGGGCCTTTTCTTTTTGTCCTGTCGGCGCAACTCTGGAAGTTGACAACTCTCCGGGCGGTGCCTATGGCCGACAACAAGTGGGCAGCTACGGGGCCTGACTGGTACCGGTCTGCTGCGTGCAAAGACACGAACTCCGACGAGTTCACTCCGCTGGTCGAATCACCTTCGGCCCTGGTAAAGGTCAAAGAGGCATTCTGCGATCACTGCCCCGTGCGTGAACGCTGCCTCCAGTTTGCGATCATCCATGGAGAAAGAGGCTTCTGGGGCGGGACGGCGACGGCTGAGCGATCAGCGATGCGCAGAGTCCGCACACGGGCGAAGTGCCCGATCTCCACTTGCCGGGCGCCGGAACCGGTGCACCTCGGCAAATATCAGGTATGTCTTCGCTGCGGGGCCTCATGGCAGACCGAGCGCGAGGATGATCCACTCAAAGTCTGAGGGTCCGCGATCATGATGACGCTGACTGAACTGATCGAACACACAGGAAACCTCGCGAGTCTGCTGGCGATCAAACGCCGTCAGCTCGATCACATGAGTCTCGATTCGACGGCGCGCGTCCGTCACGAGACCGCGATAGACGCTCTGGATCATCGAGTGGGAGAACTGCGGCGCGCGGCGGACGCGCTACGCGGGGAGGTCCCCACGCTGGAGAGCCGCTGCGTACGCCCAGGCGTCCCACCATTCCCCGACGTGATCGTCCAGCCGAAGACCGTCCGCGACCTCCCGGCCACGGCCCGCAAGATCAGCACGTAGCTCGGCGCTCCCGAGCAGTCTGCCCAGCTCCCGGTACCAGACGCGCGGGCGCTCCGCCAGGAGCCCCGCGCCCCGGCGGTGCAGACGCGAGTACTCGGCGCGCGGGGAAGCCACCCAGGGGACCCCCAGCGCGCTCAGCTCCAAAGGCTTGAGCCAGGATTTCGCCTGGTTGAACTTGGTGTCGGCGAGAGGGGCGATCCCGACCCCGATCTCGGCTACGCGCTTCGGCCATTCGAAGATGTTGATATTGCCTCCGACCCCCGACGGGTCCGAGAGCGTGCCGAACGCCTGACCGCAGCTTGTCGGATCACCGACCACGTGGAAGCGGTGTCCGTCGGAGACGAGACGGGCGACGGCCCCGCCGACGGCGGAGGGATCATCCGGGTGAGAGACGATCGCGGCAGGCCAGCCAAGAAGATCGCTGTCCGTGTGCGCGGTCTTGTAGTACGGATCCGGAAGGTAGTTCCAGATCACACGGCCTCGCCCGTGCGCGGCGTACCGGGTCCTGAGCGCGGGCGTCGAGGTCGTCACCAAGGTCGCTTCCCGGCACGCTGCTGACAGATGATGCCAGGAATGCCGCCGGGGATCACGGCGGCCGGGCTCGGCGGTGTACTCGTTCTGGGGGTGCAGCGCGTTGTACGCCGGGTTGCTCGGGTGGATCGAGGTCAGATCATCGTCGATGTCGACGACCACCGCGACCCCCTTCGATCTGATCAAGGGGATCGCCATGGTCAGGAAGCGGTGCGTCACCCGCTGGAACACGATCACGTCGGGAGGATCGTCCCCGAGAACGACGTCATGGACGACCTCGTCCTTGACGCGCAGTTCTAGCTGACGCTCCCCCGGGTCGACCAATTCGATCTCACAGCCCTGCGCCCGGAGAATCTCCGACGCAAAGATCAGTCGGAAGTAACCGCATCCGAAGCGGTCTGCCGGGTATACGCGTACGCGCATCGGCGGGTCCCTCTCTGTGCTTCATGGCGGTGCCCCGGGGCACGCCTCGCAGCCCCGCAGGGGCACCCCGGTACGACGTGTCTCAGTGAATGATCCAAAGCTGCCAGGCGGACGCTGACAGCTTCACGCGTTGTGAGCGCTGCCCCTGACCTCGGCGCCACGGGCGCGCGCAGTGACCGGCGCTCCGCGCGCTGCCTTCGGGGCGCCGGAAGGCTTCACGGTCTCCTCCAGCGCGGTCACGCGCTCTTCCAGGACGTCGAGACGGGAGTCACGAGAGGCCAGAAGGTCTCGCACCAGCGAGAGGACGTGTGCGACTGCGGACATGATCAGACCTCCTCGGTGAGAACGAACTTCAGACCGCTGAGCTTCGCGGCGATCTCCGCCGGGAGCTCCGACAGGTCGATCGAGCCGAGCGTAGTGATCACCGCGTCCAGCTTGAGGTTCGCCGCCGTCAGGGCGGAACCGTTGGCCTGCGACTGCGTCTTCACCTCTCCGATCAGAGAGGTCGTCTGGGAATGCTTCGCGTCGGTGTACCGGAGGAACGTCCCTGCCTCGCGCGTCGGATCTGTCCCTTCGGGCGCGGTCGGGCTGGTGAGGCGGTGTGACCAGACGCGCGAGGCGATCTGATCGAGTTCCGCGTCTGTCAGGGCCATATCGATCTCCGTCTCTCCCGCGATCAGACGCGGCATGATGATTTCGTGGAACTGGGTTGCTCGGGCATCCCCCGGGCAGTAGGTACCGCTGGTGGACCACTCCGGATACATGCGGTGGTACCCGAACCCCGGATCTGTCCAGCTCCGGCAGACCCTTCGGGGGATGCCGTGTTCCGTGGCTGTCCAGTCCATGACCTTCAGCAGGGTGCCGAGCTGAGCATCTGTCCAGGGGTCCGTGTTCGAGGTGTTCGCCGCGCTCTCCAGAGAGATCGCCCGGACGTTGGCCGACGCGTTCGCGTCGGCTCTCGTCTGGGTGCCGATGTACTGCCCCAGGCGCCCGTCGTACCCGAGCCCGAAATGGGACTCCAGGTTGGTCGAGTTCTTCCAGTAGTTGTACGTCTGCTCGATGGTCCAGGGCGCAGCGAGGCTGTGGACGATGAACTGCGTCGGAGTGATCGCCGCCTGAGAATCGCTCTCCGGCTGCAACTCCATCTTGATCGCGAACGGACACCAGCTCACTTCGTGCCTCCGAGTGCATCTCTGATCCTCGCCGCGAAGTCGGCATGGTCCCCCAGGCGTGCCAGCTTCTCGGCGATCGCCATGATCTCATGCCCACGGTGCTCCGCCTGCTCCAAACGTTCCTCAGCCTTGCCGAGAGCCTTCGATGCCTCATGCTGATCAGGGGTCACCATCGCCGACCTGCCTTTCCGCTTACTCATCAGGGTCAGCCAACGCACGCCGGGAGCCTCCCTCATTCGAGTGGGGAAGCGCCTGGATCACGCTGGTCGCGGTCTTCGCCGCCTCCAGGAGTGCGGAGATCTGCTCACGCTGTACGTCCTGCGCCGACGTGCTGGCGGCATAGGCACTGCGCCATATCTCGATCTGCTGGTCCTTGTCGGCCCGGAGATCCTCGAACATCGACTTGGGGACGAGGCGCCCGGTCAGGATCATGATCACGACCAGCGCGAGGAGGCCGGTGGCCCCGATCGAGGGCGTGAGCATGCTGGTCCAGTCCACTGCCCCTCCTCAGTACGGCACCACGAGGATGCGCCGGTTACCGAATGTGCTGGTCGATGCTCCGGACGTCCGATACGTCACGGTGAACGTGTTTGATCCCGGGGTGAGGGACACGAGAGAGGGCACGGACCCGCTGAGCGAAGCGTTGGTCGTGTTCCGTACAGCCAGTGCATCACTCTCCGCGATCACGGTTGCCCCGGAAACGTTGAAGGTCGCTCGGGCCGTCTGACCGGCGGTGCCGCACGCAAGATCGCATGTCACCCATACGATCGCCTTGCCCCCGGTGGTGACCGTTACTGCGGGGCCCGGAGTCGTCAAGACTGTGTACGTGGTCGAGGACGTCGACTCGGATGCGGTCACGGCGTTTTCGGAGGTGATTCGCTCCGCCACCTGGTTCGTTGCGGACACCGCGAAGTGGGCTCCGGGGGTCACTGCCTTCGCCGCCGGGCACTCGTTGTCGTTGTCGCGAATGAAGGTGTTGTACTGCGCGGCCGTGAAGACAGCTCCGGCAACCGCAGTCATGGGCGAAGTCCAGGTCATGATCAGCTCCCAAGATCCGGATCGGGCATGGCGCCGTCCTCGTCCGGACTCACCGAGATCGCGAGAGGGGGGATCACGGCCGCCTTCACCTGATCGGCGAGTGTCAGAAGCTCCTGATCGGTGATCACTCCCTTGTCGGTGAGGATCTTGATCAGCATCGCCAGGGTGACGTCGCCGCTCAACATCATCGCTCGCTGGTCCAGCGGCGCCCACGCGATCTGGACGCCGAGCTTCTCGCAGACGGAGCGCTGAACCTGCCAGAGCTGTCGCGCGTAGACCTTCAGGGTTGCCACGGGTTCCTCACAGGGGGACTACGTTGATCTCTCGGAACTGGAATGAGGCGGTGTTCGAGCCCGCCTTGTACTTCATCGTGAACGTGTTCGATCCGGCCGTCAGACCCGTGAAGACGTGCGCGGCCCCGACCCGGCTGAAGTTGTTCGCGTCGACGCCGTCCACCCATATCCCCCACTGGTCATTCGCGGCCACCGAGGACGCGCCGGACACTGCCACGCTGCACGCGGTGAGGGCGTCGGTCACGTCGTTCGCCATACCGGCCGCGTAGAGCACGATCGCGATCGTCCCGGTGGTGGCCGTGATCGCTGGACCCACAGTCGCAAGATCGGTGTACGAGGTGGTCGTGGTCGTCTGCGTGGTCGTCACGGTCGCGGTCGCCGGAGTCCTCATGGCGATCGCATTGGCGCCGGTCGACACCGGGATCTGCGAGGCAGTGGTCGCGAGAGCCGTGCACACGGCGTTGAGGTTGTCCCGGATGTACTGGTTGAACTGAGCAGCGGTGAACGTCGCTCCCGCTACCGCTGTCATAGGCGCTGACCAACTGATGTGGATCGCCCCCTTCCTGGCTGTATCCTGGGGGCATGAAGACCACCAAGGAATGTGATCAGTGCGGAACTGAGTTCACTCGAACGCACACAAGAGGCAATGATCCCGTTTACTGTTCGCGTGCATGCGCGAACAGAGGCCGGATCATGTCCGATCAGGAACGCGCCAACCGATCGGCCGCTGCGCGTGGCGAGAACAACTCGATGTGGATCAACGGCCAGTGGACCAGCAACGAAGGCAGAGTCTTCGTCCGCGTCCCCGAGGAAGAGCGGCATCTTCATCCGACGATCCGCAAAGACGGGTACATACAGCGGTACCAGTACGTATGGAACACAGCTCACCCGGAAGATCCGGTGACGGCAGGATGGATCATTCATCACAAGGACGAAGACCGCACGAACGATGTGATCGAGAATCTGGAAAAGATCACGCAGTCGGAACACGCGCGTCGTCATTGGGCCGGTCGCAGGCACACTCCGGAAGCCCGGGAGCGTATGCGCGCCGCCCAGCTCGCTCGCCGGACCCGAGAGCGCGAAGCCTGAAACCATGATCACTTCACCCCGTGAGCTTCGTTCTCGTCGATGAGATCGCGGATCGACTGGCCGTGAGGGACATGGAAGTTGACCGCGACCGGATGATCCTGCGGGTACCAGTTCCGGGTACTCGGCAGAGGCCTCGGGCTGAGCACCTGAAGAATTTCGTGCTCGTTCGGGGGCCAGGTGATCTCCGCCTGGTGACCGCAGAACGAGCACATGAAGAACGCTTTGCGCTGATCGCGGGGACCGTTCATCCTCGACGGCGCGTACAGGAATTCGACTCCCCCGCAGCCCTTCTCCGTGAAGGGATCGACGCGCGGACAGTCGGCCACCCAGTCGCCGCCGTAGACATAGGCGCGGGCGGTCGTCTCTACCGGCTGTTCAAAGGTCATGAGTCCTCACGTTCCGAACTGGCCAAGATCGAACTGGCCCTGAGTCGAGTGATCGAACACGAACACGGTATCCGCGTCGTCCGCCTGGATCGGATCGAAGACCCCGTCATCGAAGCCCGCGCCCCTCTTGTCGAAGGTGAAGGGGTTCGAGACCAAAAGCAGTTCCTTCTCACAGCCGAGAACGACCGCATGCACCGGTGGCCGGTTGACCGCGTTCATGCGCTGGACGGTGTGAGTGATCCTCTCGACGAAGAAATCAGCATCGAGACCGAGCTCTCCGTTGATCACACGGATACGGTCACTGATCATTCTTCCGATGACCTGGAGGAAGTGCGCGGGGTCCTGTGTCGTGACCCTGAGCTGGATCACCGGGCGCCGCTGTGCGTAGTGCAGAAGGATCATGTTGGAGATCGCATCCGCGTCGTTCGCACTCGCCCATGGAGCGTCATTCGGATAGGTCCGCTCACCGTGATCGGTGATGGATCCGGTGTCCTTCTTGAGGATCTTCACGCTCCGGCGGACCGGGATCGCATGAGCGCGCAACTGAAGGCCGGTGATGACCACGGCACCGCCGACGGCGAGAAGAGTGATCTTGACCGACTGCCCACTGTCTCTCGACAGGGTGACGTTCACGACTCCGGCGCCGGTCACGGTGAAGTCCGTTCCGGACACCGGGGTCACAGCCCCTGAGAAGGGGTCCGAGGTCGAGATGTCGACCTCCTGGCTCTGGCCTGTCGAGAGGGAGATCGTGTCTTCGGTGGTCCAGACGGCCGTCAGCTCTGCCTCGATGGCGCGCTCCTGCACCTCGAAGGTCACGGAATTGACGATGTCCCGCCAGCCATGGCTGTACTCGAACGACGGTGTGTACGAGAAGCCGGTGGCGGCCGGGGCGGCGCAGTCGACCAGGGCAGCGGCGAACGTCCCCTGACTGTTGAGGGACTGAGACCGCAGAAGGCGGTGATGCCTGTCCCGGAAGACGAAGGTTCCGTCAGGCCCTGCATAGGCGATGGCGGGGGGTCCTTCGGAACGAACGAGACGCTGGATCGCCTCGAAGGCGTCGATCCCCTCCTCCCACCAGAAGGCGACGACGGTCGCGCCGGGGTCGATGTCCCGGGGGCCGGTCCACCCCGCGAGGTCGAGAACGATGTTGATCAGGTCGCCGGTGCGCAGGCTGAGGTAGACGCCGGTCGAGAGTGTCACGCCCTGAAGGAGCGACGACTGATCGAGGAAAGTGAACCCGGCGCTCCGGTCGCCGCGATCAGCCTTGATCTCGAAATCGTCGATCCGGCCTCTGAACAGGGGGTAGACCGTACCTCCCCAGGTGATCTCCATTTTGGTGTCACGAGCAGGGTCAAGATTCCCGAAGAGCAGCGAAGAGGAGTTCTCCGGGCTGTACTTCCGGTCAGCATTGATCACGTCGATAGACGCGTTCCCGACGGACGCGGGATTGAGCTGCCGGTTCTGGTCACGGCCGTACGAGATCACCGTGTCGCTGATCACATCCCCGGCGGTCTCCTCGTCGGGGTTCGCCCGGGTGAAGTGGTCGGGGTCCTCGTCGTCATCGAGTCTGACCAGATCCCCGTAGACGTGGATGCCCGCGCCCGGGGTTCCTTGAATGTCCATGAGGACACCGGCCTTCGCCGCCGTCGCGGGCGCGACGAAGAACCCGTCCGCATAGAGCCATTCATTCAAGAACGGCGTGAACACATTGGTGGACGTGCTGATGTAGACGTCTCCGGATGTGTACCAATTCACGCTGAAACTTGCGGTGCTGGGGAGCAGTGCATCGATGAAGATCCGGCCGGACGCCTTGTATCGCTGGCCCTCCGTGACCGCGACCTTGTCCGCCTCGATACGCGGGGACGCCGCGCCGGTGGTCGTGATCTCGCCGGACCAGAGACCCTCGTACGCCTGGGTCTGACTGCGCTGATAGGTCGCCCCGCCGAAGGCGGTCCATCCGGCGCCGGTGTCCTCGAAGGTCCAATTGGAGTTGAGCGGGGTCGGGAGATTGTCCCAGTCGATCATGATCGAGTACTCGGGGACCCCGCCCTCGGTGCAGAGATCCCAGGGGCCGTCGACCGCCTGCGTGGAAGCGTCCTGAGCAGCGGCGCCGACCATCGCGGTACCGGCCACCGCCGTGACCGCGTTGGCTGCCGATGCGGGCTTGATCGCGATGGAGAACATCGCGGAGCCGTATTCGACCGTCGCACTGGCAGTGGTCGTGCGCTGCGTCTGGAGCCCTGCCCCGAGACCGGCGTTGCTGTCGTAGAGCGCGATCGAGGGACCGGCGGGAGAGCCGTGGTTGTCGTCGACACGTTCCGAGTCGCCGCCGACGGAGGTCGTGAAGGTCTTCGCAGCGTCGGCACCGACGCCCCGGAGGGTCAGAAGCCAGTCGTTCGCGACGGCGGTGGTGAGCTGCGGGTGCGCCTGCGCGGCGGTCGTCGCCAGCGACGAGGACTGTGCCCAGACCTCGATCGGGCCGGTCTGGTCGGCCCCGCTGTGGGCGGAGGTGAACGCGAGGACGTACGGGTCCCCGGTGGGCCAGGCAGCAGTGTTGAAGGCAACGCTGACCGTCGCTCCGAGGGACCCGTTGTCGATCCGGTAGAAGACCGTCAGCCGGGGCCTGCCCGCGTACGGGGACGAGGTGCTCGGGCCCGGATTGCTCACTCCGAGGAGAGTCCACCCGGAGGGCGTGGTCGGGCCCGTGTTGTCCTCGGTGAGCACGTACAGAAAGAGCAGATGACCGGAGACGTGCCCCGCCGGAAGACCGACGGACTGAGGAGACCCGGTGACGCTCACGTCTGCCTTCAGGCGGGTGCCGACAGCTACGAATGCGATCGCCATCAGGTCACCCGGCCCTTCCGCTTCAGGGTGGTCAGAGAACTGACGAGCCAGTCCTCGACCTCTTGCTTGGAGCCGATCACACCATGGTTCTCCAGGACGAGGCGTTCGATCACGATCGTCGATCCGGAAGACGCGGGCGCAGGGCCACGGCCCGTGATCATGCGCTCGAAGAGAGCTGTCTGACGCGGGGAGAGAACACGCTCAGGCGCGTTGGTCATTTTCGGGATGAAGCCCGCAAGGCGCGCGAGACCTCCGCTGTCGTACCAGTGCGGAGACTGCCGCTGCCAGAACGACCACGCAGCCGACGGAGAGCCGTACCGGGACCGGATGTACTTCAGACCCCAGCGGATCTGTGTCGCGGCGTTCGTGAAGTAGTCGGAACCCTCACTGCTCATCTTGCTCGCGGGCAGCGACTGCGGGATGCCATGGGCGCCGGAACTCGCGTTGTGCGCAAGGGGGTTCCAGCCGGACTCCGCCTGCCACAGTGCCTTCAGGGCGGGCCACTGCGAGGGCCCGAACCCTAGAGACTTCATGTAAAGCTGTGCGTACTGCTGAGCGGAGCCCGAGACCGATGCATCTCCGAGACCGATCGAGGAGCCGATGTCTCCGACGAGACCTCCGAGCAGGCTTCCGCCTCGCTTGAAGAGATCCGTGACCGAGCTGAAGATCCCCTTCACCGCAGACTTCAGGACACCACGGCTGCTGAGAAGACCCTTCATCAGACCGGCCATGATGTTGATTCCCAGCGGGACCATGGAGCTCGCCGGAGAGTTGATCCCGAAAGCGCTCTTGATCGCGTTCACGACCCGGTTCTTGAGACCCTTGACCCAGTCGACCGCGTCCTGCCACTTCTGCTTCAGACCGTTCCAGAGACCATTGATGATGTCCCGGCCCTTGCCGGTCAGAGCATCCGCGACCCCGCCGAGCGCGCTGCGCACAGCCGCGCCCCGTCCGTTGAACCACTTCCGGACGGTGTCATAGACCGCCTTCGCACCGTTGAAGAGCCCGTTGAGAAGATCACGGCCCTTTCCGGCCAGGGTCCCGATGACGTTGCCGAGCGCGCTCCTGATCGCGGCCGGACGCTGCGAGACCCAGCGGCTGATGATCGTGTAAAGCGCCTTCGCGCCGTTCAGCAGCCCGTTGAGGAGATCACGGCCCCTGCCGGTCAGGGTCCCGGTGACGTTGCCGATCGCGCTGCGCACAGCCGCCGCACGCTGGGACAGCCACCTGCCCACGGTCAGGAACATCGTCTTCATGCCGTTGAAGAGACCGGCGATGATGTCCAGGCCCAGAGGGATCATGCTTCTGGCCGGAGAGCCGATCCCGAACGCGCTCTTGATCGCTCCGACGACCCGGTCCTTGATGCCCGTGACCCAGCCGATCGCGGTCTTCCACTTGTCCTTGAGACCCTCCAGGAACCCTGAGACGACGTCCCCGCCAGCACTGAGCAGCAGACGTCCGAGACTTCCGAGGGCGCCGGTGATCCGGCCGGGAAGCTTCTTGAAGAAATCGATCACAGCACCGACCGCCGTCTCGGCACCCTTCTTGATCGAATCCCAGTGCTTGACGATCTGGAGCACCGCAAGACCGAGGGGCCCGCCCAGGATCGCGAGCAGCAGAGGCCAGTTGTCCTTGATCCAGTTGAAGACGGTCTTAGCCGCGTTGATCACCGCTGTGAACCCGGTCTTCATCCCGGACCAGATGGTGTCGATGATGTTCCGGAAGGTCTCGGACTTCCGGTAAGCGATCACGATCGCGGCGCCGAGGGCGAGAATGGCGGTGATCACGAGAATGATCGGGTTGGCGTGCATGACCAGGTTGAAGGCGAGCTGTACGCCGGTGGCGATCCTGGTGACCACGGACCACCCCCGGATGACCGCAGCGTAGATCGAGAAGACGGCGGTGGTCGTGCCGACGGCGATCGCGTTGGCCGCGACGGCGAGAGTGAATCCGCCGATCAGTATGCCGATCGGGATCAGCCACTCGCCGAGAGAGGCTACTGACTTCCCGAAGCTGATGAACGCCTTGACGATCGCGGAGACCCATTTGATCAGAGCGGTGAAGGTCGGCACCAGGATGGAGCCGAAGGTCATCGCGAGCTGTGTCAGCGGGGGCGCGAGATAGGTGTTCACCCAGGTTCCGAACTTCACGATCACCGGGAGAACCTGATTGCCGATCACGTCGACGAAGGCTTGCTTGATCCTCTTGGCGAAGAGCTGGATCTCGAACGAGGGCCCGGACCGGATGGTCTTTCCCAGCGTGTCGGTGGTTCCCGCGAACTTGCCGAGCTTGCCGGTCGCCTCCGAGGGGTCGAGAGCGAACAGAGCCTTACCGAGATCCTCAGCCTGCGTTCCGAAGAGCTTGGTCGCGATCCTGCTCTGTTCCACAGGGTCCTTGACGTTGCGCAGCCGGTCGAGAGTGAGATCGAGAACCGCGTTCGCGGACTTCCCGCCCTTGGCGAACTTGGCAGCCATGTCGTCCGCGTTCAGGCCCAGGGAGGTGAACCCCTCAGAGGTCAGCTTGGAGCCGTCCACTGCCCTGATCGAGAACTCCTTGACCGCGTCGGCGACGATATCGGCATCGCGGGCACCGGCCTGAAGACCCTGGTTGATCAGTCCGATCGCCTGCTCACCGGTGACCCCGGCCTTACGGAACTGAGTTCCGTACTCCTCGATCACCATCAGGAAGTCCCCGGCCTTGTTGGCGCCCGTCTGGAATCCCTTGGTGATGATGTCGAACGCCTCGTCGGAGTTCTTCGCCAGACCGTTCTTGATCAGTTGTGAGACCTGGTTGGTGACGTCTCCCAGATCCTGACCGAAGACCTTGGAGACGTCGGTCGCCTTTGTCGCGATCGACTGGAGCTGTGCGTTGGTCGTTCCGGGAGGGGCCAGGCCCGACTGTACCGTCGCCTTGATCGCGTCGGCGGCGGTCTGGAAGGTGTCGCTGACCCCGGATGCGTAGAGCTTTCCGGCGAGCTTCCCCTGATCGGCCGCGACCTTGTTCCCGGTCCCGAGCTGAGCCTGAAGGGTCGAAGTGATGTTGGCCTGGCCCATCGCTTCGTTGATCCCGGCAACGATCACGGCACCGGCCGCAGCACCGGCCGCCGCGAAGGCGCTGGTCGCCTTCGCGAAGAGCGACATGTCCGGCGTGACTTCGATCCGCGCAAGGCCGATCACGTTGCCGAAAGCCATTGATCCTTCTCCCTTCAGATCATTCGGTGCCTGTGGATCATTCGGTGCCTGTGGATCACTCCATGCCCTGTGCCTGAGCCATGGACACCCAGGGCCCGGAGGCCTCCTCGTCGCTCACCCACCACGCAGGAGCGTTCGGGTCGCGGTGCGCGTCCACCTCGAACCCCTCGCCCATCGGAGTCATCCACGCGTTGACGAGCAGTACGTTGTCCAGTTCCTGTCTGATCTGCTCCGGTGTCCGGCGCTGTCCTTCCGGCTTGTCGTAGTCGTCCGGGAGACGCTGGATCATCTCGTAATAGATCACGTCCAGGAAGCGGTCTAGACGTAGCTCTCCGAGGTCGATACCGCGACCGGCGTACTGCCCGTCAAGCTCATGCCACCGGCCTGGTCTACAGGCCCAGGTGACGAGGTCGAGGGCAGTTGTGTAGGGCGCATGCCGTACTTCCCCATCAGATACTCGATCGAGGTCTGGACCTGGTCCAGCTCGATCGGCTCGTTCTGGTCGGAGAGGCGCTCGATGAAGCGGTCGTAGGACACCGGCCTGAGGATCACGGAGAGCAGATCCATCATGATCTTGAGCTGCTCTTCGGGATCGAGCTTCTCCGCGTCGGCAGTGTTGAACCGCTTCGCGTAGTCCATGAGGACCATGGCAGGGATGGCGGGCGGCGCTTCGAAGATGTCATTGTCGATCTTGAAAGCAACCCGGGTGCGTGGCTTGCTGAAGTCGGGAATTTCCTCGGTCATGATCGGCAGAGTACCGCTTCGTAAACCATGATTCTTCCGGAACCGGTTTGACTTCGTCCCACCGACAGAGGTAAACCTGAACTCAACGGGCGGGGGCACTCGCCCGGGGTGTGACGGAAGGCGGCTACGCAGAACGGCTGCCGAACGTGCGACCGGCGGAAGACAACCGATCAAGTGGCTGGCCAACGGTGACCCACTCGGACGGGACGAGGGTAGCTCTTCGGAATCTGTGTCCTCGCGGACCAACGGTTGACCTGATCGACTCACTGGACCTGAGAGCTGCCGATCAGTGGAGGTGGAATCCTCCCGCCCGCCCCAACCCCCGGCCCTGCGCCCTTAGACGCAGACAAGCCGGGGGTACCTGTACCGAAGGTGTGCAGGCATCCGGTGGTGGCCAAGTTTGCGCAAGGCACTTGCTTCGGGAGCAAGAGATCGCGGGTTCGATTCCCGCCCACCGGACCACAGCTCAGCGGGCCTCGCGAAGAGCCTTGGTCATGAAGTCGTTGGGCTTCGTCCCGGGGTGATGGACGATCTTGGCGAAGACTGTCCGGCCGCCGATCTTGAACTTCAGAGCCTGCTTGGTCCTCGGCCGGATGATGTGGCGCCTCGTCCCCTTGATCACAAAGATCGCCGCAGGGTGTGTGCACTCGACACGGACATGGCCGGAAGAGGTGTCGGTCGTGATGAACCGCCGCATCCCCTTGGGGGCCAGAGCCTTCGCCTTCCGTTCGACCTTCCTCGCGCGCTTCTGAAGATCGCTGTAGACGACCCCGCCGGGCTGCGCGAGGCGCCGGACGGCAGCTTGGTCGATCTTCACCTTGGTCTTCGGAGGCACGAAGATCTCCTCTCGTATGCCACGACCAGTATGCCTATGCGGATACTGTCTGTTAATTATGTCAAAGTTACTGACACGTAGGGTAGGAAAACCACGAGGTTGCTCCCTAATGAGATCCTTTGGGTGCCCCTATACGGACACACGCAGGCTCCCTGGGAGCCATTTCCGCAGCTCAGAGCTTGGTCACTACCAGAGGGTAGGTTGATCTTGCCAGGCGTCTGCATAACTCCTAGGCGCGGGGCACCGCCACCAGCACGGTCGCCTGCACTCCGACCGCGTCACCATCCGGTCCCTGGGGATCGATCGAGCTCATGATCCCGTCCACGATCGTCTCACCGCGCTGCTGGCAGATCCACGTAGAGATCGACTTCATGACCTCCGCCTGATCGGTCGCCATGATCTGAGCCGTCGCGTCCTGCGCGGCGACGGTCGGCGAGAGACTCTGGCCCTGGGGCTGCGGTGCGCACCGGATCACCTGAACGACGATCTGTACGACCTCCCATGCGGCGTCGCACTGGAAGCCGATCACTGTCTCCGCCTGCGCGGGGAAATTGTCCGACAGGTACGCGGGCCCGATCGAGACGTAGAGACTCCCGCAGGGAGCCTCGTCCCAGGCGATCGCACCAGGGACTATGGCCGACCGGACGACGGCATGGGAGAGCCCTGCCGCGACGGCGGCATGAACGGCGCTCGCGACCTGGTAGTACTTGGTCACTCCGATGTAGTACGGCACAGCTCTCCTCGCATGATCAGTACGTCCGGGGGCAGCAGGCAGAACTCACAGTTGCCGCACTCGGCCTGTCGGCGCGCGCGGGCGCCGGTCCTGAGATCCGTGGTCCAGACGGAGTGCCAGCACCGGCAGACCCGGGTACCGTCGAAAAGCACATGCCAGAACCAGGCAAGATCGTTGCTGCTCTCGGCGCTCAGCCACTTCGGAATCACCCATGCCTCCGGACCGGAAAGGGCAGCCAGCGGGCAGGGCCCCGAGCCCTGATCTGCCGGACCTGCTTCCGGTACTTCCAGCGAAGGCCCCAGTCATCCCGGCACAAGATCGCCCATCTCATGTTCCCGCCCTTCTGTGCATCGGCCGGTCGACACTGTAGACCCTCGATCGCGACGCGAGGCGGAACGGGTTCACGCTCATGATGAACCGGTCGACCAGATCGAATCCCGTCAGCCCGCCCTTGCTCAGCTCCGCGAGGTCCGGGAAGTTGATCGTCACACCCTGCCTGGCGATCGACTGGATCCCAGCGGGGAGTCGGCAGTCCTCACCGGCCAGTGATCGCAGAATCTCGCACGCCATCTCGCCGACCGCGAGCTGTCCGCTCACGGGTACCGGCTGGCCGTAGAGGGCTGTGACCGACCATGACCCCGGCTGATCGTCGTTCACCGCGAGGTTGTTGCACCTCGGCCAGCGTTCCCCGTCGAGACGGACGAGAAGCCGGTTGTTGTCGACCCGGTAGGCGCCGGTCGCCATGGGAGAGCCGTCGAGCTTGACGCTGACGATCGAGAACACCGGCGAGGGAAGGATCACCTCACTGACCTCGGAGCAGGAGCAGGTTCCGGAGCATGATCCACAGCTCATGTCGAACCAGTACCCGGAAGGGCCCGCGTACGGGTATCCCCACGGGGAGCTGACTCCCCCGTACCACATCGATCCGACGGTCGACCACCATGCGTCGTTGTAGCACTCGCGTCGGCAGGGCCTGAGAGTGATCTGACAGGTGCCGAACTGACGGCCGGAGAGCGCCCAGACGATCTCGGTCGCCGCGCTCACGGCCGTGGCCAGATCATCCACCGACTTACCGGAGATGTCGCACGTCCACTTCACCGGCCAGTCGGCGCAGGGCCCGAACCCGGTACCCGTGGGGCTGACGCTCTCCGCAGCCACCTGGCTGATGACGGGCATGAGGCCTCCTTGATCAGATGGAGAACTTCCGGGCTTCGATGATCGTAGCCTGGGACGAGTTTGTCAGGTCGGTCGCCGTGCGGATGACCGCGATGTACGCGATCAGTGCCCCGACACCGGGGAACTGAGGATTGATGACGTGGGTTCCGGACCCCACGGAGCTCGCCGCGTTCACGAGACTGCTGTAGATCGTCTGTCCGTACTGAATGGCGAGCTGTGCCGGAGCACTGTTCACCGCGAAGAGCCACACACGGTGGACAGTCGCGTTGTTGACACCGCCGCCGATCGGCGTGACGACCCCGCCGACGTCGTAGTTGGCAACGTCGATGTCCGACACCAGAGCCGGGAACACGGTGGTCGTCCGTGTCGCGTACCGGAACTGCGCCGGAGCCTGAGCCTGCGTGGTGTTGGTGTGAGGATCATTGGTCAGGACGGGACCGGCATAGTAGTTGAACGCTCTGGCGAACATCGTTCCGGCAGACTGATCGATCTTCAGGTTCGCCCCGTTGGCGGTGATCAGATTCCCGGAGACGGAGAAAGGACCGAGAGCGTCCACCAGGTCGGCAAACTGATTGCCCTGGTGCGGGAGGATCACCGGAAGACTCTGGTCAACGAAGATCGAAACACCGTCGTGCGCCGTGACTCCCAGGACAAGGTGCGTGCGCCGTTGCGTGTTCGTCGGTTTCGTCGCCTGCTGGACCACGGCCCCGGCGGACGTGAGGAGCCACCAGGTGGCGGTGCGCAGCAGTGCCGCAGCGTCGAGCGCGACGGTCTGAGCGGTCGTCTTGACCCGGACGATGACGGGCTCGGTCTGATCGCCCGAGGCATAGCTGACCACGTACCCGTCGGTGGGCCCGATATCGACCGCAAGCGGGTTCAGCGCGTTGACGTTCAGCTCCCCGCCGGACGCCGTCCCGGTCCCGAGATCCGCCTGTTCCTGGGACATGCCGACGTTCACGAGGAACGCCTCATGATCCAGGTGGACCCAGTAGTCGCCGGACTCCGCCCAGAACGTGAGCACTCCGGCAACGGACGTCGTCAGGGGCTGAGACAGCGGGATCGTTCCGGCGGCATCCGCCCACAGGACTGCGGGGGTGGGCGACGCCTTCGTGAAGACCATGGCCGAGACGCTCGCGGCCACGACTCCGGAGGAGAACACGAACGTGTCGGTGTACTGAGCCAGAGCCATGTCTGATCACTCCCTGCGGAACCGCTGTGTGCTTCCCTGGCGCTTGATCCTTGCACTGAAGATACCGTCTACCGGGTCAGACCTCCGCGCACGGGAGGCGCTCACCTGTGTACGTGGCGGACGTGCTCTGACCTGAGCTGTAGTCTCGGCGGTGCTCGCGAGAGAAGTGACGGCGGTCATAGGGCCTGACGAGGCACCGGCCGCCGTCATGTCGACGTGAAACGGACGAGACCGTTCGTCTCGAAGATCACACTGAAGGTCCCCGAGGTGACCGACTGCGCGCCCCCGAACCAGAGGAACGCGAAGCCCTGGTCGACCACCGTTCCACCGGAGATCGTTCCGTCGTAGATCAGACAGCCTTCGACGTTGGACAGGGTCGCGGTCGCGGCACTCGTAAGATCCGCCGCATCGAACATCGCGACACCGGACGCGGGAGTCGTGAAGGTCTTCGAGGTGAGAGCACGGCCACCGGCCACCCAGTCGGTACCGCTGGTCTTCTCGTTCGCGGTGACCCACTGCGAGGTAGCGGCGTTGTAGCCGGTGAGAGCGACGGCCGCGTCCTTGTCCGGGGTGTTGCCGCCGAAGAGCGCGCACAGGACCGTATCGCCGTCCAGGCCCGCGTAGCTGGTCGCGTTGTCCTGCATGGTCATGATGTTCCACTCGCGGAACACCCCGCTCGCCGTCCAGGCCATTAAGATCCACTCCCTGTGCGCGCCGTCGGCGCGAACACTACGCGATCTTCGCCCTCGTCCCGGACGGTGATCACCGCCATGACCGGCCGCCCGTTGCCGTCGCGCCGGACGATCTGATCGCCGATGTAGTCCTCACGTTCGACGGCGAGCACCTCGCACCGCTGCCCCTCGGGGACGAGGGGCGCGAGGATCCCCGCGAGGGCGGAGCAAGCGTGGAAGCGGTTGGACACACCTGCGGGTGTGAGATCGGAGATCCCACACCCGTTGGCGCAGACCCACCGTGTCGGCGGGGGATCAAGAAGGACTGCCACGTACCGGCTCCCTTACGCCAGAGCGGAAGGATCACAGGCTGCGGTCGGCGGAACCGTGGTCGTGATGTTCCACAGCCAGTGCTCCGAGGATCCGAGCGCGAAGCCCGCCGGAAGCCACGTGCTTGATCCGTTCTTCGCGAGCCAGCCGATCGAGGCTGTGGTCGACCCGGGCCTCGACTCGCTGATGAGCTGAAGAGTCGACCGGCCGTTCTCGATCGTGTACCCGCCTAGCTTGGTCGCACCGAGGTTCGGCCACGCGTGATAGACGTACCGCTGGAGTCCGGAGGCGTCACAGGCGCCGGAACCTGCGACCTGCTGCCAGACCTCCAGAGAGTAGCGGTTGGTCGGCTGACCCTCCGAGACCGCGAACCCGTACCCGGTGTTGGTCACCGCGAGCTCTCGGGCGGACATCATGTACGAGGCGCCGGACACATTGACTTCGCAGAAGTCGATCATGACCTGGAAGCGCTTGAGGGTGGGATCGTCCTTCTGGTTCACACAGGCGGTCCCGTCGGCGGTCCGCTCGAAGAACTCGACGCCGTCCTCGTACTGAGGGTCGTTCTGGACCTGGACGAACGCCTTCGAGACGACCACCGAGCTTGCGCCGGTGACCGGATTCCCACAGGCATCGATCTTGGTCATTCGGTAGTGCGTCCCCTTGATCGGGGCTGC